TTGAATATAATATTTCATTACTTTTCATAGTTCATTACCCCAACTATCCCAACCATCAACAGTTTCTCTTGCAAAAAGTTCTATTCTAGGTAAATCTCCAATAAGTTCTACAATTTTATCTCTTATAACATCTGGCTTTTTACTGTGTTTTGATCTTGGCTCTATAATTAATTCTTTAACACTTTTTGATATTCTACTTGGCTTACCTTTTGTTGCTAATAAACACAATTCAGGATTTCCTCTTGTCCAATAACCTAAACCTGTAAAAAAACCATCTGATTTTATATTTTTTTTAACCCATACAAAGCCCATTGTTTTATATTCAAATCCCCAACTCTCAATAACTTGAAATGCTAATGGTAAAGAATGATTTACAACCCACATAAACAAAACACAATCTTTATCTGCAATTTCTGAAACAGGTAAATTTTTTATATCATCAATGTTCATAGTTTCATAGTGTTGGTTAGGATTTCTATCCTCTCCTTTTTTACTGAAATTTTTGAAACTCCAAGCAGGATCAGCATAGATAATATTATATTTTTTATCTGGAAAAGGAATCATATCTACCCCAACAATGCTTACTACTATTCCAATGATGCCATCCATCATAATATGAAAGCCAAGCAGCAGCTTTTATATTTGTTTCTGGATCATACATATCTAATTCTCTATTATAAATATCTTTTTCAAGCCATTTGTCTGTTTTCACATTAAATTGAAATAGACCCTGATCATAAGTGCCATCTGTGTTATATCCTGTAGCATTAGCATATCCTCTGCTTTCACAATATAAAACAGTTAATGCAAGAGCTTCATCCTCTTTAAAGTGGATATTAACTAATGGAATCCACTCCTGCACCTGTTCTATTAACTCACATTGATAAGGAACTCTGTATAGATCTTGATAGGTATAAATATCAAAATTTACTTTTCCTAGCAATGAGCAAGTTAATAAAAGTTCAATCATAATGCCCAATCTTTTATATAAGCATAATGCTTTCTTGGTGTTCCATCCATATTGAGCTTACCTTTAGCCTTAAAATCACAAGAACACTCCTCTTTATAGATTTTAGAATTGTAATCTCTGTTTAACCTATGCACAGCTTTTCTTAAGTTTCCAGAAGTAGAGAACTCTGGATCTAATGAACAAATCTTGCCCTCTACTTCTAAGAATTTCAGTATGACTATGCTTATTCCTAGCAAATAAACCCAACATCTTTTATTCTCCTTTATCAACATGAGTTCTTGCTTCAGTTGCAATATCTTGAATCTTATTTTTAACAGATTGCATATTTGCAAAAGATACTTCTGTTTTATTCATACCTAAAGCACCTAATGCCTGTGCAGTAAATGCTCTTGCTTTGTCAAGATCTTGATTAGTTATCTCCATAGCAAACTCTTTTATATTATTCATAATTGCTTGTTTGCTATCAGTAATATCCTCAACCAATCCCTCAGCTTCTAACTCTTTTACTTTTTCATCTAAGGATTTTTTCTTAGGAGCTGCATCCTTACTAGGAGCAATCCCAATCATTTCCTCAGCTAAAGTAGATTCAGAGAATACAATTCTTAAGCATCTGCCATTAGCTTTTGTGTTAGCCATCTCAAACCAAGAATTATGATCTTTGCTTGTTTGCTTTGCATAAGCTGTAGCCTTTGGCTCAACATCCTCTTTTGTTTCATAGAAAGAGCTTTTGAATATTACCCAATCATCTCCATACCCAACCATTTCAGAAATTAATCTTGATTCTGGATATTCTTTATTCATTTTGCTGATGAGTTCATCAACAGTTGTATAGTCCTCTAAGAACTTAGGCATTTGTGCCATTTTCAACCTCCATTTTTGTTATACCTTTGAAATCAGACTTAAAATTATTAGCAAACAACTTTCTTATTTGCCATAAATTTATATCATTAGCTTTATCATCAACATAAAAAGTAATGTCAATTTTTTTTGCCATTATCAACCTCCTTATTTTTCCCTATATATTTCATTGTTCTGCAACCATCAAATGTTGCATTTCCCCAAGCTGCTGATTCTGCAACCTGAAAACCCTGATCAGTTGTTATTGTATATAAATTAACTTCTCCTATATTTCTATTCCAATATAAGAATTTATATGTCCAACTGAATTTATTTTGTCTAATCTTTGGATACATTAAAAAATATTATCCTTACTAAGGATCTCTCCTCTATGTAACCTTTTCTCAAAGTTAAATCTATTATTAATTAACTTTTCCTCTACCCATAGACTTAGATAAGCCAATGTTATTATTAATGAAGCAAAGCCATATAAAGCTAAGCCTAGATAGATCCATTCTTGAATCATCATATAGTTACCTCCTAATCAACTAATAATTTATTGTCTCATATTATTGTCTCATTGTCAATGATTTAAAGTTGAAAGATTGAATTAATAAGCCCAAGCCCTTTTACTAGGCTTGGGCTATTTTTAACAACTGTATTGGTTATTGTTATAGGTGGAACTAACCCTGTGCCACTCCCTCCCAAAACCAGAATACTAAATTTAGTAGCATTTAAATATGTGGAGTAATAGGCTCTAACCCTAGTTTAATGAGGTGTAGCTAATCCCCTAATATGAGATCCTAATCAACTAGCTCTTTCTAAAAGCTACAGAGCAAGTTTGCTTGTGTCTAACATAATAAACTACAACAATG